GTATCTGATAGTGAAAAAGAAGCTATGCACACACTTCGCCTTGTTCGATAATGGTCGCAGACATAAAGATTAAAGCCAACACGATAGATGTTTCTAATTACATAAAGAAACTTCAACGCACAGTTCCAAGAGATATTAAAAAAGCATTAAACAAAGTTTCTGCTTATGCGGCAGATCAAATTCAAAAAAAGACACAAAAAGGACAAAAACCAGATGGTGGAACATTCGCAAGATATTCAGAACAATACAAACAATCAGATCAATTCAAAAAGAAAACAAATAAGTTTGTTGATCTGACTTTTCACGGACATATGTTCAATTCATTGACTTGGCGAGTGAGAGGAACAACAGGAACATTATTCTTCGGAAGAAAATCAGAGCAAGTTAAGGCATATATACACGACACAGGAGTTGGTAAAATGCCACCAAGACCATTCTTTGCTATTGGTAAAAATGATGAAAATAAGATAAGGAATATGTTTTTAAAAGAAATAAGATTATGAGTAAACGAGAAGATATAGCGAGTGACATCATTACAAAGCTAGATGCAGTTTCCAGTCCCATTGAATTTGTAAAGATAACCAGAGAGCCATTTGAGGTTGAAGAACTAGCTGATACGCAATTTCCTTGCTGTTATGTTCAATCAGGAGATGAAACAAGAGAATTAATTACTTTAGGAGATGTGGCAAAAGGAAAAAGACAGGGAACAATAGATTTTATCATTGTTGGATTTGTTAAGGGAACAACAGCTAATATTGATACAAAACGAAATCAACTCATAGAGGTTGTGGAAGAAACTTTAGACAATGATATTAGTAGGGCTGGTAATGCTCTGAATACACAAATCGTTGAAGCGAATACTGACGAGGGAGTAATTTTTCCTTATGGTGGAGTAAGAATTGTGGTAAGGGTTGATTATCAATATACAAGAGGAACTTCATAATATAAAAAAATTATTTTGACTATGTGTAATAAAAACTATAAAAATAAATAGGAGTAAAACTTATGAGTGATGGTACAGTTATTTTAAAACTTCCAAATTCTAGCGATACCATACAGGTAACAAAAGATATGGAAGAATATTATTTAAAAATGGGATATACAAAGACATCAAAAGTTGATACTCCTAAAATATTAAAATTAAACCCCAAGAAAGATAAGGAGTAAAAATGGCTAATCACACAGGAGTTTCTGGTGTTGTTAAGGTTGGCTCTAATGTTGTAGCAGAATTGAGAAGTTTTACTATCGATACTACTGCAGAATTAATAGAGGACACCACATTGACCGATACTTCAAGAACTTATCAATTTGGTAAAAAGGGAGCAACTGTTTCAGCAGAATGCTGGTGGGATGAAACTGATACGAATGGACAAATCGCTATTATCGAGGGTTCACAAGTAGCATTAAATCTTTATCCAGAGGGTGCTGATTCAGGCGATTACTATTTTTCTGGCACTTGGCTGATTGGTAGCAATTCCATTTCCATACCAACTGATGGTATTATTGAAGCTAGTTTTAATGCAACTTTAACAGGCGCATTAACTAGAGGTACAGTTTAATATTGAATGGCAGAAAAAAAAGATTTCTTTGAGGGAGTCAGATCACATTTTGATTCTCTTGAAACTAAAATTATAGAAGTCGAGGAATGGGGTCTTACAGGTAAGAATGCCATTTATAGTAAGCCATTCAATATGCTTGAAAAAGCTAAAATATTTAAGGGTGCAAACGAAAGCGACCTTAATGTTCTCACAGATGTCATCATAGAAAAAGCTTTAACCAAAGATGGCGAAAAGATGTTCGATCTTGAACATAAGATAAAATTCAAATTAAAAGCCGATACAGATGTCATAGCAAAAGTAGCTACAGCTATTATGAATACATCTGACGATACAATTCCGACACTTAAAAAAAAATAAAAAATAACCCAGAACTACATAATATATTTTCTTTAGCTGAACGATTACACAAATCAGCTAGTGAAATATTGCAAATGTCTGTATATGAGTTTAATATGTGGTGCGCCTATTTTGACTTGCAAAGAGAGGAACAAGAAAGGCAACAACGCATTAACAAGATGAAAAGATAATGGCTACAAAAAAAGTAAATATTGACATCATTGCAAAGGATAAATCCAAACAGGCACTTAATAGAGTTCGTGGAAATCTTGATGGTGTTAAAAAATCAGTATTTAATTTACGAAACGCCTTTATTGGCTTGGGTGCTGGATTAGTTATCAAAAATATAATTGGTGTTGGTAAAGAAATAGAAGGACTTCAAGTAAGATTAAAATTTTTGTTCGGAAGTATGGAGGAGGGTAACAAGGCATTTGATAATATGGCTAAATTTGCCTCTAAAGTTCCATTTTCTTTACAACAAATTCAACAAGGTGCTGGGAATCTTGCAGTAGTAAGTAAAAACGCAACTGAATTAGCTAAAATATTAGAGATTACAGGTAATGTTGCCGCAGTTACAGGGTTGGATTTTCAAACAACAGCAAGTCAAATTCAACGATCATTTGCTGGTGGTATTGCTAGTGCAGATATATTTAGGGAAAAAGGTGTTAGATCATTATTGGGATTTAAGGAAGGTGCAAAGACTTCTGTAAAAGACACTATAAAAGCATTTGAAGAAACATTTGGCAAGGGTGGAAGATTTGGATCAGCAACAGACGAATTAGCCAAAACATTTGAGGGAACACTTTCAATGATTGGTGATAGTATTTTTAATTTTAAAAGAATATTACTTAAAGAGGGTTTTTTTCCAGAACTTAAAAAACAATTTGGAGATTTAGATGCTTTTATAAAAAACGAGCAAGAAGTATTAGATGAGTTCGCTAGACAAATAGGTATGACTTTAGCAAAATCAGTTCAAACACTCGCTGATGCTATGAAATTTCTTCATAAAAACTTTGATGCAGTAGTTACAACTGCGAAAATATTTATCGCATTATATTTAGCTAATCTTTTCAAAAATGTTGCTAGTTCTATAGGTTTGATGACAGTAGCTATGATGAAATTTAATATTGCTACTAAAAAAAATATAGCATTATTTATTGTTGGTGGTTTGATTTCTGGCTATGTTTTGTTGTCAGAGGAATTGAAAAAATTATTAGGTTTAAAAGAGGAAGAATTAAAATGGGTTGAAAAATCCTCTTATGCTTGGAATAAATTAAGAGAGAAAGTTGCATTTAATACAGAAGAATTAAAAAATTATAAAGATCAATTATTCGATAATATTCAATCATTTAAAGAACATAAAAAATCAATAGAAGCCGCACATAATCAAGATACAGTAAATGAGTTTTATCAAAACTTATTTAGAAATGTAACAAGTTTTGTTTCACAAAAAAGAAGTATGATGAAATCTGTTACCGACTATGACAAAAAACAATTAGATGAACAATTAAAGAATATACAAGATTTTGAAGCACAAAAATTAACTTCCTCACAAGCTCATCACACCAAAGCATTAACAAATACACAAGATTTTTTAGATCAACAAGATAGAGCATATCATAGTTATAATCAAAGACAGATATTTCTCGCTAATCAAACCGCTGATTTAAAAAAACAAGCGAATGAAGAAATATTTACTAATACTAAAGGCACATTAATGGCATTAAGTGGTTTAAGTCGAGGTGCTTTTGAAGCATATAAAAAATTTCAAATTGCAGAAGCTACAATCAATGCAATTATGGCCGCTTCCACAGCATTTAAAACTTATGCCGCTAATCCTTGGATGGCTTATGCAGTTGCCGCTTCTGCTATGGTAAAAGGAATGGCTATGGTTGCACAAATAAAATCAACAAGTTATCGAGAACAAGGTGGCGCAGTTCAAAAAGATAAACCTTACATTGTTGGTGAAGCTGGTAGGGAAATGTTTGTTCCTAATCAAAGTGGAAACATAGTTCCAAACGATCAACTAGGCAGAGCAGTAAATGTTAATTTCAACATCAATACAGTTGACGCAAGAGGATTTAATGAGTTACTTACAAACAGCAGAGCAACTATTGTAGGAATGATTAATAGTGCCGTTAATGAAACAGGAAGACAGGCGATAATATGAGTGGCGCATTACCAAATGTAGATTTTGAAGCTATCAATATTAAGAGCAATCAAAAGACTTTAATTAGTCAAACCGATAGTGGAAAAACTTTTAGACGACAGATTGATGGTCAGAAATGGAGTTTTACAGTTTCCTATCCCCTTATGACGAGGACGAACTTTCAACCAACTATGGCTTTCATCATTCAACAACGATCACAAAAGGAAAATTTTACAATTACATTCCCTAGCTATTTAAACGCAACAGGAAATGAAACAGGAACACTTTTAGTCAATGGCGCACATTCACTAGCCGATACCACCATAGCGATTGACGCTTTCGCTGATGATGGTGCTGGAAGATTGAAAGCTGGTGATTTCATAAAATTCGCACATTCAAAAGTCTATATGGTCGTTTCAGATGTAACGAGTTCAAGCAATGCCGCGACTGTAACGATAGAACCCCCACTGACAACCGCCTTGTCGAATAACAGTTCCGTCACTTATGATTCAATCGCTTTCACAGTTCACTTAACAAGTGATGTACAGGAGTTCAATTCTGGTCAGGCGAATTCTGATGGCGTTCCATTATTCAAGTATGAGTTTGATGTTGTTGAGGACATTTAAATGGCTAGAGGATTATCGAGTGATGTCAAAACTGAATTGGCGACAGGCAATATTCAGTATGTTCATTTAGTTCATCTTAATTTCGCCACACCCCTATACATAACCGATTGCAGTTTCGCATTGACTTCAAGCATTAGCGGAAGTTCAAGAACATATACGGCAAGTGGTCATTTATTGGGAATCAGTAATGTTTCAGAGGGTGTTGAACCCATTAAGAACACTTTAAGCATAGTATTGTCTGGTGTTGATCAAAGTTATATCGCAATCGCTTTAGGCGAAAACATCATCAATGATGGTGTGCAAATATACAAAGCATTCTTGGATAGTTCCAATGCCATAATAGCCGACCCTTTTTTAATTTATGATGGAACAATAGACGAATACATCATTGGAGACGATACAACCACCTCACAAATAACCTTGAATGTCACTTCTCATTGGGGTCAGTTTCAAAAGGTCAACGGAAGAAGAACAAGCGATACATCACAGCAACGACATTTTGCAAGTGACAAGGGTTTTGAATTTTCAGCATTGACAATAAAAGACATTCGCTGGGGTAGGGCGTAATGGGTTTTTTTAGTGCAATAGCAAGTTTTATAAAACCGATTGTAAATTTCATTCCTGTAATCGGTCCCATCATTTCTGCCATAAGTCTAGTTGCCACAGCTTTAACTTGGTTGAATAAACCAGATGAACCAGATTTCAATGTTGATACGACACCAGAAATTAAAACAAAAGGAATATTGGCAAATAAGACTTCTGCCAACGCCCAAATTCCTGTCATTTATGGAACAAGAAAGGTTGGTGGAACAGCAGTATTTATGGAGACATCGGGCGCTGACAATGAGTTTCTTTATATGATAATGGCTTTGGGAGAGGGTGAGATTGATGACATCACCACGATATACATTAATGACAACGCTGTAACTTGGAGCGGTGATTTGGCTGATGCCACAAGCAGGACAGTTAATTCAAGCGATTCAAATTATTACAAGGATAGTGCGAGTTTAATCACAGTCATTCCTCATTATGGTTCTGACACGCAAACTTATGACACGACAATTGGTGGATTAGATAGCTGGACTTCCAATCACAGGTTAAGGGGTGTTGCTTATATCGCCTTAAAGTTCACTTGGAATCAAGACGCTTTCGGCAGTATTCCAACTGTTCACGCATTGGTAAAGGGAAGAAAAGTTTATAATCCCAATCTTGACGGAACACTTACAGGGGGAAGCGGATCACACAGGGCTGACACGACTTCAACTTGGGAATATTCCGACAACCCCATTTACTGCCTGTTGGATTATTTAAGGAATACTCGTTATGGAATGGGAATAGAGAATGCCGCTTTTGATTCTAATTTCGCTGACTGGCAGACTGCTGGAGATGTTTGTGATACTGATGTAACGAATTATTCTGGTGGAGATACGATCGACATTATGGATTGCCACGCAGTAATAAACACAAGTCAAAAATGCATTGATAATGTTAAAACCTTGTTGAGTGGTTGCAGAGGTTATCTTAATTATTCTGGTGGCGAATATAAAGTCCTCGTAGAATCGACAGGCAGTTCCTCAATCACATTGACAGAGGATAACATAATCGGTGGCATAAATGTTTCAAGTAAGTCAAAGAATGAAAGATTTAACAGGGTCATTTGCACATTCGTCAATCCAGATAAGAATTATCAAGTTGATGAAGCGCAATATCCACCAGTTGATGACAGCGGAGAGGCGAGTGCCGATCAACACGCCAATATGAAAACCGCTGATGGTGGAATACTGTTAGAGGGAAGATATGACTTGTCAACAATTGCCAACCCATATCAAGCACAGGAAATGGCAGAGGTTATTCTGCGAAGATCAAGGTCAAGTTTGGATGTTACGATAATCGCTGACGCAAACGCTGTTGAATTAATGGTTGGCGACATTGTGGCAATCACTCACGCAACTCCCAGCTTTAGTGCGAAAGAGTTCAGGGTTATGTCATCAACTTTAAACGCTGATTGCACAGTTGCATTGCAATTAACCGAACATCAGGATTCCTATTACACTTGGGCGACCCAGACAGAAGTTGCAGAAATACCAGACACGACATTGCCAAATCCTTTTAGTGTGACAGCACCAGCGAGTTTAACTTTAACCGATTCTTTGGTGGAATATTCTGATGGAGTTGTCATTACGAAAATGGTGATTGTCGTTGGAGTTTCTACAGATAAGTTCGCCCAATACTATCAAGTGGAAGCGAAATTAAGCACTGATTCAGATTATGTCATCATAGGAAAAGGAACACAGTTGAATTATGAAATGTTGAATGTCATTGACACTAAAACTTAC